ATGAAGTACACCATGACCTGCAAGAAGAACACCATCACCATCGACACCAAGACCGGCGACATTTACGGCGACACCTACGCCATGAAGGAAATCATCAAGTCTGACCTTTATGCCACCTGGGATAATGTCCGCAAGGTTTGGCACTCCGACAACCTGGACGAGACCATCAACGAGTTCCGCCAGTACCTGACCCGCTGTTACAAGCTTGAGGTCGTTGATGCCGAGGAACTCTCCGAGGAGGCCGACGATTCCAGCGAGGCCAAAGCCACCACTGAGACCGTCAAGACCGCCGAGGCCCACGCCAACAAGACCGTCTCACACACCAGGCTGGTAAACGGAAATGACGGCTTTTACCAGATCATCTATTACACCGACGGCACCAGCAAAAAAATGTTTGTCGGCTGATTGTCAACAAGAAAGGAGAAGTCACCATGAAAGCAGCCATTTACGTCATCAGAGACGCCTGCGCTATTGAGTTCGGCCAATCTGGCCGTGCCGTGCTTGATTCCCCTTATAACCTGGTGGACAGCTCGATTTGGGTAACTGAGCACGAGGTGGAACTTCCAGGTGGATTTTCGGTGGAAATGAGCAATGGACTGACAAAAGAGCTGTATAAAGACGGAGAGCACTACCACCTGGCCGTTGACAAAGACGAGAAACCCGTGATTGTTGACCACAAAAACGGTGGAAGGTATATCCGACTGTAATGGAGGCGGATGTGTGAAAATAACCCCAAACACGCCAGTGGCCGACTTGTGCCAGCGGCACGGGCTTGGACAGACAGCCCTATCCAGACGATTCGGCATACCACTACGCACGGTACAACAGTGGTATGCCGGACACAGATCAGCACCAGAGTATGTTGTCAGCATGATGGAGGAGTTGCTTTCCATTGATGGCCGAAAAGACGTTAACGGACTTGACAACCACATGAAGGAGTGATATGATGGCGGTGTCGAGTGAGAGAGGCGCTCTCACTCGCGGGGCCTCGATCCTGGCCCCGTGGATTGAAATATAGACAGAAACAGTTGTGTGCTGTTTCAAAAGCCCCGCAGCGGTAAGCTGCGGGGCTTTGTCTTTTGAAAATCAGGAGCGGCACACCAGGGATGCCGCTCCCTACAAAGCGAATGGGCTTTCAATCCAAATGTGTCCAAGTTGGACACTTCATCTCAGCAGCTGGTTGACCTTGGCCTGTACCGCCTTGGCATCATACCCGGCAGCGCTCAGCCGCTTGGCCCGGTCCGTGCCGTTGCCCCACTTGCCCGCAATCACCTCACGGGCAATGGTGGTCAGGTCCTTCTTGGCGGGCTGGGATGCGCCAGAGCTGGCACCCATCAGCTCGTTGACCTTATCCTGGACATCCTGGGGGTCGTACCCGGCGGCGGTCAGGCGGTTCTTGCGGTCGGTGCCGTTGCCCCACTTGCCCGCAATCACCTCACGGGCAATGGTGGTCAGGTCCTTCTTGGCGGGCTGGGTGCTGGTGCCGCCGGAGCTGCCGCCGGGGGTGCTGGGCTTGATGTCCACCTTGTCGCCGGCGGCCAGGGCGTCCCACGCCTCTGCGGTGATGTACGCCTTATCGAGGTCCAGGTTTCCGCTCCATCCATCCAGGCGGCCGTGGCTGGTATACTGATGGATAGCGGGAGGGAAACTCCAATAGGTAAATCCGCCAGCAGAAGCGCCAGGCCAAGGATTGTCCTGATAGCCGGTGGTGTCGTTGTTGGCATACTGGGCAACCCACAGAGGATGATTCCGAGCGATTGCGCTCCAGTCCTCCTCCTTGGTGACGCTACGGCTCATGTACACCAGGCAGCGCACACCGGTGCGCTCATAGACCCGGTCCAGGAACTGCTTGGCCTTGGCGGTGCCAAAGCGGCCATACGCCTCGTAATCCAGGACGGGGATGCCGTGGCCGAAGTAGTCCTTGGTGTTATCAACAAAAAAGTCCGCCTCAGCAATGGGATCACCACCAGCGCAGAAATGGTAGAAGCCCCACCGCTTGCCCAGCTGGATACACTGCTGCACCCAGGGGTCGCAGGTGTCCTGCACCAGCTCGGTGCCCTCAGTCGCCTTGATGATAGCAAAATCAAAGTCGATTTTGCTCAGATCCAGCCCCCGCTGGTAGGTGCTGATGTCAATGCCTCTCATGCTCATGCCTGCACCTCCTCAATGTCCTCCACAGCTGCCTGCGTGTCCTCGATGGCCTTTTTCACACCTTCGGCATCAATGCGGCCCTCGGTGACGATGTAGGTCACCACGGACACCACGGACACCACAGCGCCGGCGGTGCTGGCCACAGCTTCCTGGTCCAGGCCAAAGGCCAAGGCCAGGCCGGCAGCAATGCCAGCCAGAGCGGTCCACAGCTTGCGGCTGGACAGTTTTCTCAAAATTTCATTCATAGTTTTATTCCTCCTCATATTCGGCCAGAATCTCCCGGTCCAGATTTTTCTTGGCCTCCTCGGCCCTTTGCAAGTTTTCCATGGCCTCTGCCAGTTCCCCGTTGGGGGGCGGCTTGGTGACAGCGTGGTTGAGCCAAAACAGGCATCGGCCATAGGCGTGGTGGAGCTGATCCTCCACCTGCTGCCGCCGCTTACGGTGCTCCAGGCGGCGGGCAGCCTCCTCTTCCCCGGCCTCCAGCTTACGGTCAATGTATCTCCGCAAATAGGTCATGGCCAGACCCACCACGCCGCTGCCGCCCGCCAGGGCCAGGACGACAGCGGCAAAGACTTCCTCGATACTCAATCTTCCATCCTCCTTTTAATTCGGGCCAAACTCTGGCCTAAGATAGCGTCAAAGAGTCGCTCCATCAGATTGCTCATAGGATGCACACCTCCCCGCCAACGGTGTATTTCCACCGCCCCACCCGGTACCGGGGCCGCTCCTCGCCGAAGCAGCGCCACCGGATGACGTCATCCAACACGATGGCCAGCAGGATCAGCGGCGACCAGGCCGCCGAAAATTGTGGGCAAATCTGTCCCCACAGGTTGCCGGGCATCTGAGAGTAGTCCCAAATGCCCCAGCCCAGCCACACATTGACCACCAGGCCGGTGAGCAGCTCCACCAGGGTGGCCATGGCCACACCAATCAGGACTTGCCAGATGAGGCTTGTCTCCCAGGATAACAGCTCATTGAGTAACCCAACCGTGATAAAGACCACAGCCGCCAGCACAAACATGGTCCAGTGGCTGCGGGCCCGGAAGAAAACCTCCACGGTAACATAGGTAGAGCCGCCTACCCAGGCCAGGAAGGCATATTTAGCCGCCAGCATTGCCACCACCTCCCATGCTCTCGATGATGGGGGTGAGCAGGCCCATCTTGTAGGTGTACTCCTCCAGCCAATCCCCGGTGAGCGGCTGGCCCCACTGGACGTCCAGCACCTCCTCCACAGTAGTGAGATGGAGGACATACTTCTTCAGGGCGTTGTGATAGGTACGTTTTTTGGTCTTGTCGATGGCCAGGCCGTTGGAGATCTTCTCGGCGTCCGTGGCGGTGCACCAGAAACACTCCCCTGCCTGACCGTCCTCTCCCTCGCTCTGGTACAGCCAGCCGGGTGCTCCACCCTCGCAAGCTCGCAGCACCTGGTCGATATTGATCTGGTCTTGCTCATCTCCAGCAAAATGGCGCTCCACCCCGTCCTCCGTCGTGAGGGTGATTCCATCGTTGATAGCGGCGGCGCAGGCAGCGGACAGCTCTTCCAGCTTTTCGGATTGCACATCCTCCAGGGTGCGGGTGTCTACCTCGACAACCGGTTCATCTTCTACCCACACTTTCCCGTATTCGCCAGTAGTAGCGTTATAAGTTGTTTTCCAACTCATTTGTGCTCACCCCCTTTGCAAAGCCCGTACAACCTAAACCGTGTTCCGTTCGCCCATACCGCATACGTCGGGTCAACATTTATGCCAGTTACGCCAAAAAATTCAGTGGGACTGTAAAGCTGGATTGCCCTTTTTATCTCTGTGTATTCTTCTCCAGGCATTCCAACGTAATTATTGCGTCTCCCATTGAAATAGTTGGAATACAAGAAGCTGCCACCAACCACATTGTTGAGCTCAAAAGTTATATTATGAGACGTGAGAAGTCCGTGCCTTGGCTTAGTTACAACTCCAAAATACGGTGGGTATAAAAGATTTATGGTATTTACCCAAACGTCTTTACCGTCCTTTTTTCTGCAAAAAAATGTGATATACCTATACCGTCTGGCACCCATGACGACGCCTAAGATTGTCAACTGTACCTTTGTGTACAACTCTGGAATGTCAGAGATTCGAAACCCAACGGGTATCTCGAAATGGATCTTGGTCTCGTCAACGTTTTTGTTAAAATCGTCAGAGGCGTCCACGGTTATGGGTGTCGATTTATCATTACCCGTGACCATCACGTGGGTATCGTCAGTTGGGACCAAGAACAGATTTTGGTCAAGGCTCGTCCACTCGATTGGCATGGCGGTAGCGTTTGCATAAGCGTTTCCGCCATGCCAATCATTCCACACAAGCATTGCCTGAGTTGCCTCAGTCAAGCCGTGTGGCTCGGTGCATTCTCCGATGCCAGTCTCCCAATCAAACGACGTGAAGTGAATTTCCTGGTTGTCTTGCTGAATATATTCAGCCAGAAGGAGTTCACCGCCGGCCCCACCACCTCCAGCCTCCCCAAAGATATACCCGTTGCCCTCCGGGTTGACCATGGGGACCATCCCGGCAAACTCTGGACTTGGGGCGGGCAAAGCGGAGGCTGCATTTTGGGCATCCTGTTTTGCCCTCTCCGCCGCTTGGGCAGAGTTGGCGGCGGCCTGGGCAGACTGGGCCGCCCCGGACTGTGCATTCCCGGCTGTTTCTGCGGCACGTTCCGCTGCCACCTTGGCGGTTCCCGCTGCATCAGCGTGATCCTTTGCGGCGTTGGCTGCAGTATTTGCCTGGTCTGCGGATGTGTCGGCTGCTTCCTGGGACTCCTTGGCCGCCTCAGCGGACTTCTTGGCCTCATCCGCATAGGGGCCAGCAGAGGCAACAGCCTTGGCGGCCTCTTCGGATGCTTTCTGAGCTGCCTGGGCGGCCTGGTTTGCCTGTGTAGCCTGCTCCACCATCTGCTGCTCCCAGCTTGGCGTGGGCGGCTGCGGGTCCTCCCCGGCCTCCGGGTCAACGCCGTCTACCACATAGCCATAGGTGAGCCATACAGTGGGCTTGACGATTGTGCCGCCGTCCATGCCATCCAGGCCCATGCGGAGCTCGCCTAGCTCGGTCAAGACCTCCCATGGGATAGTGTTGGGCTGGTCTCGCTCCAGGAATACCACTTTCTCCACACTACTGGCCACGTTGAGCCAGTGGATGCGGACGGTTAGGTTGTCCCACTCCGAGTCCAGCCGGATAAGCACCGCCTCAGCATTGACGGTGCCCTGGGGGATGCGCTTGGGGTAGTGCGAATAGAATTGGCTTGATGCTACAATCACAGTGTCCATGTGATTCCTCCCTTCTTTGAAATCGTACATGATAATACTCACATGTGATTCCACTGTTTGACACCATAGAACACACCCATCGTTAAAATTCGACGGCCCACCAGCCCTTAGTACACTTGGCGCACAGTCAACTGTGTGCGCGGGTCATTGTTGACCGTGGCACTTCCGCCAGTCGGCACATATGCAGAGAGAGAGACTGTGCTACCAGCCTCCAGCTCAACGAGCGTAGGAGGCACTACCACACCGCCCACTCCGTTTGCAATTCCCGTGTGCATGGACGCCAGCTCATTCCCACCTGACTTGATGTAAGCGCCGCAGTACAGGGCCTCCGCAGAGCTTACAAAATACACACTCGCTGACACCTCATAGACCCCCGTGTGCTTGACGACTACCGCACCATTTGACACAGTAGCGCCACCATATGCGCAAAGGGCCAAAGTGACGGGGATATTTTTTTCTCCGCCAGTGAGAGGCACTGTGGCAGCAATCCTTGCAGTAATACCGCATCGGTCCAGACTCCGGCGGGAGATGGTCCCGTCCGCCTGCTGCTCCTCCAGATATACAGGGGTGGTGTGGAAAAAACCATCCGGCCCGTAGTAGAAAAGTGGCCACGCCTGAATGGATAGGACACTACTCTCTACACTAGATAGGAGGTCAGTAGCCCGGGCCTGGAAGTCGTAGGGGGACGTGTAGTCCAGTCCGGTGATGGCTAGGGTGGCATCATATCTGGATGCCCCTAGTCGTACCTCCATCGGCTCCCATGCCCCCCAACTGTCCTCACCAGTCAGGCGGTACCGGGCCTCCACGGTCAATGCATTGTCCGCAAGGCCAAAAGAGCCTGTAAACGCCGCCCCGCTGACGGCAAAGTTAAAGTTGCCCTGTCCATCTGGCAGCCCTTGTCCAATGTTACAGGTGAGTGGGAGATACTCCACCACATCCTTGGTCAGTGTCTTGGTAGCCGGGTTCCCACGGCTATCCTTTGCCGTAAAGACAAATGTGCCAGACTCCACTCCAACCATGAGGCCGTCCCCAGTGAGGGTACGGCTGCCACAGGTTACAGACTGGCTTACCAGCGATGCTCCCTTGACCGCTTTTGCCCCAATGGTAACCTGTGCGGTAGACTGATACCTCACCATCACTCCATCATCCCCAGTGAGTTTCAGAGTGGCCGGATTGGTGTCCCTTACCGTAGGGGCCAGGGTGGGGGCGGGATTTTTGATAGTGAGGGTGCGGGTGAGATAGGTGATAAAGGTCTGTCCGCCCACAGTGCTCTTGATGTAAAAGCGCACCTGAGCAGTGTTTTTTGTGGTGTCTACCAGCTGTAAGGCCTCCCGTTCCTGCTGGGTCAGTTGGAAGGTGTAGGGGCTGCCGGACACTGTGCGATAGTCGGCCAGGGCGTGGGTGCTGTCCTTGAAAATGCCAAGCTGCACCGCCACCCCAGCAGGATTATCGTACTTGACCACAGGGTTAGACTCATCGTCAAAGTCCGGGGCACTGGTAAGAGTGGCCCCACGGGGAATCCTGGTGAGAGCCATGGTGCCAGATCCAGACATGGGGCCCGGGGTATAACTGGCTGTAGCCATATCCAGAGAGTAGGCCACAGGCATGCTTTTAGAACCATCCGCATTGTGGGCGATCGTGGCCGTGCCAGAGAGCAGTGTCACCGCAGAGTAGGTGGCCAGGGTAACTTTTGGGGCAGTGTCCCGGTTTCGCTCCCCTACCGTCCTCCCGTCCAGCACCACCTTGGCACCCACCCCATACAGAGCAAAGTTTTTGGTAGTTGACTTGAGTTTGAGGGTGTAGGAAACAGTTGAGGTGTTCCCAGCGGTGCTAGTGGACTGCTCCACCACCGTCAGCTCCAGCGTATAGGTATTAGACCTTTGAGTGTAGGTCTTAGTCTGTAGCGCCATCACTGTCCCCCTTTAATCCAGAAACATCCCGTGTAGTTTTCACCAAAATTCTCAAATCGAGACCGGCCACCCACAATGAGATAGGTGGAGGCATGCAAGTTGGCAGCAGTCACCTGGTTGCCCTGGGCGGAGAGCAACACTTGCCCACTCTCCACCTGTACAACTCGCATACCCGAGAAGTCCACAGTTGTCGAAATCTCGGCATCCGTTTTGGTGACGGTCATACCTTGAGGGCCGAAATAACAACCATTCCGGGCATCTACATGGTCCACGCCCTGGGCAACCTGGTCTTTAAGATCATCCAAATCGCTCTGGCTGGCCATCGTGGAGAACTGGACCTCTCCAGTCTCTAAATTCCACCAAGAGAGTCCGTCTTGAGACCGGATTACCCCTGCTTGCAGGATGTTGGCGTTGAGCGTACCAACGTCCACAAAGTCCGCTACAATGTGACCGTCTTGTGTAATAGCAGTGGTGTATTCTCCGTTGTACCCCGCCGAACTGTGGCCAAACCCGCCTACATTCCACCGCCACACATTTTGGGCTGTCGTGATGTCTTGGGTATCAAGAATGACCTGCTCATAAGGAAGTCCAGCCCCATTGTACATAATGCGGATATTTCCGCCCTTTGCCCCGGTGATGGAATCCGTGGCTCCGCTCACAGCCTGCTGCAGATCGCTTTTAGATGGCTTTTGCTGGATTTGCTGGCCCTGGCTGATGATTGTATCAGTCAGACTTCCCCTGGCGTCTCCCAGTTCCACCTCGTTGTACCGCTCTCTCAGCACGTCCGTCTCAATGCGGATAACCTTGGCCGTGGCATCCACGCCAAGGGCCTCATACTGGACGGTGACGGTGTCGCACAAGTCCACTTTTTCCAGCAGCCGAAGGTCCGCAAAGTCCAGGGTCTGCTCCAGCTGGACAAAAGACACCTCAAGGCTCACCTTGGGCACTCCGATTTGATTGGCCGACACGTAGGACTCCGCCCGGGCCCTCAGCTGCTCAGGAGTGGGCGGCTCCTCCCACTCCCCGGAAAAGTCCACCGTGGTGATACGGGTGAAGTCGTAGGTGCCAGGGGCAGGGACAATGGGCGGATCACACACCACCAGGTTGCTGCCCTCGCTGTCCGTCCAAAAGGGATAAATCCCCGTAGCCAGATTGGAGTCATCACTGTCCTCGTTGATGTCGCTGAGATTTTTACCATATCGGATGGTAACGCCATTATCACGCCCACGCTCCTGGTAGAGCTTGACCACAAAACGGTCCCACTCGTACTCACCACCATACACGTCCAGGATGCTCCCCTCCTGGCCGCCCAGGACCGCCCGGGAGACAGAGGGGACGGTCACAGACCAGTCCGCCTCCGTGCTCTTGTCCGTCCAGTAACTAAATGGGCTTGAGGTAGCCACATTGGTCTCCAGGGCCACCATGGCCGCCGCTACGCTGCCAGCGCCGCAGGGGTTGAGCGGGACGCCCTGGAGGTCATAGGAGATGTGGCGGGCGTAAAAGGTCACACGCCCCGCCAGGGGCTTGGTGTGCCGATAAATGCGGAAAGGCTGCGGTTCACGGTAGGGGCTGGGGATGGCCCAGATGATGCAGCGTTTGGCGATCTCACCGTAGTGGATGCCTATAACGGGATAGACAAGCTCCAGCTCGTAGATGCCGTTGCGCTCCTCGGTGACGGTACAGGAGATGGCAGCGCTCAAAGCACCCAGGCCCTGGGTGGTAAAGTCCCGCTCGTCCGGCGGGAAAAGCACAGGTATCATACCGTCCACCACCTTGGCGTGATCTGCACGGACGTAATGCCGCCGGAGTAGGTGATGGTGGTCTCTCCCGCCTCCAGGACGGGGAAGCCGCCGGACACCTTGATGGTGCGGTTGCGATTTTCCGCACCATCATAGGCGTTCTGGACGTCACAGTCGATGGTGAGCCCGCCCTCCATCTCAGTGATGGTGATGGTGCTGCTGCCCACCCGCAGCTCTCCAGCCCCAGTCCCCGTGAGCTGGATCAGCGGCTTGGCGGGCATCCAGTCATTGGTGAGAGCCTGCCCAGAGGTCACGCCCACCGGGGTTTTCCCGGACTTAAGCCACCGCTGAGGCTGGCAGGTAAAGACCAGCTCCAGCTCAGCGGACAGATTTAAAAAGCGGGTGTCAAAGTCCAGGGGGCCGGCGAAGTAGCCCAGCCGAAAGCTCTCCGGGTGATAGTCGTCCTCGATGCGCCGCCAGCCAGGATGACCCAGGAGGTAGAGCCGGGCCTGGGCGGAGTACGCCGGAAACATGGTCCTGATAAAGGCGGGGTAGGAGACAGAGATGGGCTCCATGCGGTCCATGAGCTGGAGCAGCTCTCCGTGCCGCCCAGGCACGGGCTCCGTCTCCACCGCCCAGGCAGGGGCGTTGTAGGTGTTTTCCCCGCTGACATAGATTCCAAAGTCTTTGAGAGACTGTCCATCAATGATGAGGTTATGCATGACAATACACCGCCGCTTTCTGCTGGTATTTGGTCTCCAGCCTGGCTTCCACAATGTCCGCCAGCTTGTTGACATCCTGGCCGGGTGCGCCGTAGACGTACATGTTGATGCCGCCCACGTTGGTGGTCTTTTGCTGGCTGGTGAGGGGCTGCACCATGGCCCGAGAGCCCATCATGGTCAGCAGCTCCGGCCCAGCCTCGCCCACGATAGCGGAGCCCCGGGAGAGGATGCCGCCCTTGGCCAGGTACGGGATCTTACCCATGTACGGGATATTGATCCCAAAGCTCTTGCCCCCGACACCGGGAACCCAGCTGGGTAGGCTAAAGCTGATATTATTCAGGCCACCAATAAGCCCATTGATACCTCCAATGGCCCCATTGAGCAGTCCGATAATCCCATTGATGGGCGCCTTGGCTATGGCTGTCAGACCATCAAAGATCCCGCCAAAGATATTCTTGACGCCATTCCACGCCCGCTCCCAGTCGCCGGTGAACACGCCCCGGACAAAGTCAATGACACCATCAAAGATGCGCTTGACGGCATCCCAGATGTTTTTGACATTGGCGAAAAAGGCATTGAGCACATCACCCAGGCCCGGGCCAAAAATCTTGGTCCAGTCCGTCAGGAAGATGCCCTGGAGGAAGTCATCCACCCGCTGGAGAATGGCCTGGATCTCATCGCCCTTGGTGGCAATGAGGGCGACAAAGGCAATGATGGCAACGGTCAGGATGCCGATGGGGCCAGTCAGAAATGTAATGGCACTGGCCAAGGCCGAAGATGCTGCCGTCCCTGTGGTAGCCGCTCCTGTGTATAGGGCTATCGCCCCGCTCACCGTCGTCCACGCCGTAGTCATAAAGCCAACAACCGTAGAGATTCCAGAAATTACCCCTGCCAGTGGGCTGATAGCAGCTAGAAGAACCAGGGCAGTGACAATCATGGTCTGGGTGCTACTGTCCAAAGAGGTGAACCAGTTGATCAACTCCGTCACCATCTGTATTGCCGTGGTGGCGAAAGGGAGGATTTGCTCAGCCAATGCAGCCATGCTCTCTTGTAGTTCCAGGTTTGACTCCTTGTTGGCCAACATTTCCTCGTTATTTTTCGCCCATGCAGTATAGGTGTCATTCAGGCCAGCTTTTGCCATTGTTTGCAGTACAAGGTCTTGCTTTTCGGCGTCAGTAGCACAAGCTGCAAGTTGCGTTGAGAAGTTCTCAGCGCCCACACCAAGGCGGTCCAGCAGCTCACCAAATTGGCCAGTTGCTTTCCCGGTGGCCAAAGTCTCCTGGAGACTGTCCGCCAGGCTTTCCACCTTGAGAGTGTCCGGGAACCGCTGAGCGGCACCCGCTAAGCCCTCGACAGCCTTTTGCAGATTGCTCTCAGTAAATCCAGCTTGCAGGAGATTGGAAGTAGCCTCCACGGCACTGTCTGTCTCTCCAGACTGTACAGCAAAAAGCCTCCACGCCTCCCTGGCTGCATCTGCACTGACAGCATTCTCCTCGGCATTGGCCTCCAACTTGGAGAGGTCTGTGCGCAGTTCCTCAGTTGCTGGAATGGTAGCCAGGGCAGCCGTTGCAAGCCCCCCAACGGCTGCCGTCGCCGGTGCAAATTTCTGCTGGACACTGTCAGCTGCGGCAGAAACCTTATTTGCACCAGTTTGAATACTTTGAGCAGCTCCTCCCACATTTCCAACAGCGGTTGCGCTTTGGCCAGCCTGGTCCTCCAGCTTTCGCAATGCTGCCTCGGTCGCTGCGATCTCTCGCTGGAGTCCGTCATATTGCTGCTGGGAAACCTCTCCCTTTTTAAACTGCTCCTGCACCTGCTTCTCAGCGGTCTTGAGCGTGTCCAACTTGGACTTGGTCTCCCCCACGGCATCCGCCAGGAGCCGCTGCTTCTGCTCCAGCAAGGTGGTGTTGGTGGGGTCCAGCTTCAGCAGCCGCTCCACATCCTTCAGCTGTGCCTGGGTGTTCTTGATCTCCTTATTTGTGCCGGAGAGGGCCTTATTGAGGCCCGTGGTATCACCGCCCAGGACTACGGTGATACCCTTGATACGGTCTGCCATAGGTCACCCCCCAAAGAAGTAGTCAATGTCCTCCTGGGTTGCCTTGACAGGGTACTCCTCATGGTCGTTGGCCTGCTCAACGAGCATGTCATACACCATTCCCATAGTCATATCTGCCAGGGCCTCATCGGACAGGTGGAGCTCCGCACAGCGGAGCATAAACGTGGCCCCCGTCTCCTCCCGGACGGTGGGCCTTAACCGTTTTTTGGGACAGAGGTAGTTTTCTCCTGGAGATTCCACAGCGCCAAAATCTCGGGCAGAATCTCGTAGATTGAAAAAACATCGAAGCCTTCCAGCCACTCCTCCGGGGTGCTGGGCAGCTTGGGGTCATAGTGCCGGGCCATGATGTAGGCCACGTTTTCGAAGATCTCCAGGTCCAGCACCGACAGCTGGGCATCTTGGGTAGCCTTCTCGTAAGCCTCCAGATCCAGGAGGTACTGGGCCACGGTCTCATCGTCGGCATCCTCAGGCGGCTCCACCGGAGCAACCGCATTCGTTGCCTTAAGGGCCTTGTCAAAGGACTTCTTTAGGGCATTAAGGTCTCGCACAATGTCCCGGCCCATCTTGTGCCGGTAGAGGCGGGGAACCAAGGCCGAAGCCCGGAACCCCACCTCCTTCCCGTCAATGGTCAACACCTTGGTCATGCGCTGGCAGCCTCCTCTCCGGCGTCGGACTCAGCTGCCGCAGGCTCAGTCTGGGACAGAGAGGCCGCAGCGGCGGCAGTCTTCTTGTACACCTTTTCAAACCACTTCTGCTTGACGGTGGGCGTGGTCTCATCGGTGGTACGGGCCAGCACGTCACCATTTTCCAGAGGTACCGCAGAGATGGTACTCTTCTGCGTCTGGGGCGTCTTGCTGGCCTCATTGGTCTTGCTACCAATGCCCGGCCGGGTGCCGGAACAGTTATACATACAGTACCGACGCCCGTTGGCGTCGCCGTCGATCTCAAAGAGCAGCGCAAAGGGTTTGGGCTCCACTGTGGCGTTTTCGATGAGGACGTTGTCCGTATCGGTCTTGGTGTACCCCCAAATATCAACGAGCATGGAGTCCGGGTACAACGCAACTTCCAGTTCGCCCTCATACCCGTTGTTGGAACTACTCTGCCAATAGACGATACCATCGGCATAAAACTTGGTCAGCTCACCCTGCTGATCCAGCGTTAAGCTGACAGCGCCGGGAATCTTCACAGGTGTTCCCCATTCGGGGGGCTCACCGGTGGTAGTCATCGGCGCATAGTGGACATTTTTCAGGTTGAATTGGACTTTGTCAGCCATGTTACACCTCGATTTCATAAAGGATTTGGAAGCACTTTTCGTCCTCCAGGTAGGTCTCGCTCTTTTCCCAGTAGATCCCGGCCCCCGTGAGGGCTGCTTCCACCTTTCCCTCGGTGGCTGGGTCCTTGACCTGGGTGTAGAGCTCCACATTGATGTGGTTGATGGTGGCGTAGGCCACACCATCGGCAGCAAAGTTATTGGTGTATGGAGAGTAGTAGCACAAAAATGGGAGCGCCGGAGCACCGCCCTCCGGGAAGGACCGATAAGCCACCGGCAGGCCTGTGCTCTCCAGCAAGGTTTTTACATCCTCCATCGTCATTTGACCATCACCACCACCTTGTTCTCCAGCCGCTTTTCCGCAGCCTGTTCAGCAGGGCCGATGTGGGCCTTGCCCTCCACTCGTCCCCCGTTGACCTTGGCATGGCCATTCTCCAGCAGATGGGTGAGGGTGGGCTTCTTCCGGTTGTACACCCGGACCTGCACTGTGTTGCGGCCCTCGCTCTCGGTTGTGGAGGTCCAGCCGGAAGCGTAGTCACCGGAATCAAAAGGAGATGTGGCCTTGAGCTGTGTCACCATCTCCTTAGCGGTCTGCTTAACCTCCCTCTTGAGGTCGTCGGTGACTTCCTGGCTATATCCAGCCAGCTCCTCGGCCAGAGTGTCCGCCAGGTCGTCAATGCTGATGTCCATCAGACACCCACCTTCCTCTCCAGATACAGCTCGATGTACTCGGAGTTCTCCGGCCGGTAGGTGCGGTACACAGAGTACCGCCGGGCGCTCTCACCCTCTCCGATCACCACCACTGGCTGGTCGGCGTAGTCCAGCGCATACACGATAGCCACCAGCTGGGGCTGGAGGCCCTGCTGTCCAGCTGCCGCCCACTCAGACCGGGAGACGCTCTTGAGCTTGGCCCACACAGGGGACGATGGGCCGTCCACGGGAATGCGCTGTCCCAGGCTGTCTGTCTGGTAGTTCTGGGCTATGAGGTAGATCTGCTCATCCACCGCCCACCACCTCCTCCTTTGGCAGCAGGGCCAGCACCGTTTTAAGCCGATCATAGGAGTGCTCATACATTGCCGCCTTGCCCATGTAGTCGTACCGCCACTTGCAATACTGCCGGATGGCCTCATCACTCAGGGCGTTGTCCACACCAGGCGGCATTCCGGCACTCTGGAGATCCAGCACAGCAGCGGCGATGGTACCCTGCACTTCCTGATCCAGGACAGCGCTGCTCATGCGCAGCGCCAGCTTAATCTCTTGGACAGTAACCATGTGGCCTCCTTTCCGGGAGGGCGGCGCTCAGGCCGCCCTCCCTTGTGTCCAAGTTGGACACATTAGGCACTGGCACGCTTAAAGACACACAGGGCCTTTTTGTCGGCGGGCTTGCCATCGGCCAGAGCCATGGCCCGGTACACGGTGGAGCCGCTGCGGAACGCCACAGAGCCATCACTCTCCACCACGGGAGCCTTGGAGAAGTTGAATTTGTAGCCCTCCTTGAAATTGCCGAAGATGACAGTGTCGGCAGCGCAGTTGTCATCCACGATGGCAGGGTAGCCCAGAACCAGGAATTTTTCAGGTGCCTGAGGGTCGGCCACAACCACAGGCTTTCCGTTTGCATCCGTCATGCCCAGCACCTCGGTGTAGAACATGGTGCTGTCCATTGCAATCTTGCCCCCAATCCGATACTGGGAGGGGACGCTCTTGAAGATGGAGAGAAGGTCCTTGTACGTCATTCCAGCCCTGGTAAAAGTACCAGTCTGGGTAATCTGCCCAGACTTGAGAATGCCGGTGGCCTGACTGGAGCCAGTGCCATTGAAAATAGCCGCAGCCACAGATACAGCAATCTTGTTGGCCAGTCGACTCACCAGCCAGCTCTCAAAGGCATCAATGCCCATATCCTTGACATCGGCAGTGATCTCCACCGTCTTGATGAGCTTGTAGGCACCCAGGCTGATGATATCCAGCGCATCAGCAGAGTCGGTGGCAGCGGTGCCCATGGGCACCCAACTGGCATCATTGACGGTTTTCTCCACAGGGTAGGACACATTGCCGGGAATGTAGGTAACGTCCACAGCGGCAATGATAGGGGTCTCTTCCAGCTTTCCAACCACCATATTCATGGTCTGGGTGGGAATCACTGCGCTGGCAGTCACCGCCGCCCGCTCCTCCGCCGTCAGGGCCTTGCCCTGCAAATTGCGCAGCCAGGCGGAGCGATACTCCGCAGATTCAGGGGTGTAGGTGCGCTTCTCGGGCAGGCCCTGGTCAAAGGTGCGGATCACCGTGCCGCCGCCGGCGGACAACTCCTTCAGGATCTGGGCCCGGCGCTCAGCGGCCTGGTCGATCTGGTTGAGCTCATCCTTGAGAGTGCGGACCTCTGTTTCCAGGGCATCCAGGTCAGCCCCGGGCTGCTCAACCACCTGCTTAATCTCTGCCAGGCGGGCCACAATAGCATCCCTGCGGTCACTCATGGTACCGGGAGTGGCAAAGAACTGGATGCCAATTTTGTTTTTCTTCATGGTCATACCTCCAATAAAATTCTGATTTTTTTGGCTCTCCGCACGGCAGCCTCCGCTGCCAGCCGCTCCTGCCGCTCTGCCTCGATCACTCCGTCAAGCCAAGAGCGTGCGGAAATATCGGTAGACGGGTTGGCGGGCAAAGACACTGCCGACACGTCATATACCTTCTTGATTCTCAAAATGCGCCGGGTGTGGGTAACCCGGTCGTAGGATTCCTCGGCCACGGTAAAGGCCCAGGACATCTTGGTTATAAGCTGGTTGCTGATCTCCTCATGGAGATTTCGGGCCGCCACGCTTTTGGACAGGTCAGCGGCCACAAAGAGACCAGTGAGGTCCGGGACGATGATTAGTGTCCCATTGGACTGCCGGGCCAGCACATTGCCCCTGTGGTCATACTGCATGATAACGTCCGACATGTCCGCCCCCACCAGGGCGTTGCGGTCAATGACCTCCTTGTACTGCACCCCTTCCTCCTCAAACAGCACATAGGGCTGGTTAAAGGTGGTGGCGTAGCCCTCCACGTAAAAGTCGGTGTCAATCCGCTTGTTAGCTGCCGTCGGCAGCAGCAGGCTCATGGCTCGGTACTCCCGGCCCGGCACCACTGGCATTTTCCTCTCCTCCTTCGTCTAAAATCACGCCGTCTTCCCGGTTCAGGGCGGACACTTCTGCATATTCTCGCCGGATGTAATACTTTTTGGCATCCGGCGTGCCAATGGGCGGCATCTGCAAAATCTCCATGGCACCCTCCCCGTTGAGCAAGCCACGGTCAAAGAGATCCCGCACAGCGTTGAGCTTGTCCCCCATGGTCATGTGCTGGAGCCGGTTGGTGGAGAAGGCAATCTGCTTGCCCCTGGCCACCTGATCCATGGAATAGGTCATGTTGGTGTGGACAAGCCCCGCCTCAATGGCAAAGGGCTCCACCTGGCTCTCATAGTAGGCCGCCCACTGATCCGGGGTATACTTGGCCTGCAAGATGGCGTCATTCATCCCAAAGTAGTCAAACACGCTCTCCCGGATCTGCTCCGTCTGCTTGGCATCCACGATGTAGGGCTGGGAGAGGATCTGCTTGACGCTGGAGTATTTTACATCAAACATCATCACGCCGCCGGTGTTGTCCGGCCCCAAATTGTCCGCCACAAATCGCTTCTGCTCCTCTTTCATAGCCTCGGGCTTGAGGTTTTGGGACAGCTGGGCCAGGAAGCGTGGATTGCCGGAGGCCTTGACCCCGTTGATGATGCTCTGGTTCTGGGCGTGGATTAGCTCCATCACCGGCCGCAGAGCGGCATTTGTCTCCCCAAAGAAATCATCCCGGTACTGCATCTGGGTCATAATTCCCGTCCGCTCCAGCTCCACCGTGGCAACCTGGCCATAGGGAAAGGAAAAGCGCATGTACGGCACCCCACCGGACTCTACCACCTGGGCCTGACTGGGTCGCACCGGGTAATACCCAGCCAGCCGGTCAATGCTGCCATCCTCATACACAGGCACAATAAAGGCAGTGTTTTCCGCCTTGTAGATGGTGGCCAGCCGGTACAGGTACTTCTTTGTGTCCTGCCACGGGTTGGGTCGGTAGTCCAGCACCCGCCCCATCTTGCCAGAGCCGGGGCCAGACACCACCGGCTTGAGCTTGGACACATGGGTGGCAAAGGTGTCGATGCACGCCCGGGTCAGGTACATCTCGTACAAGCCGCCGTCAAAGCTGGTGTATACCGGGGTGTAGCCGCCCAGGGTGCGGAACCAGGAGTACATCTCCCGCTCCGCTGCCTTTTTCGGGAACAGCTTTTCAAACAGTCCCACTTTCTCACCTCAGTTCAAATTGATATACATATCCTTCTTGTCCTGGAGCACCGTATAGCCGCACAGCAGGGCCACCGTGCCGTCAATCCTGCGCCGGGGGTCCAGGCTCTTCACCGGCTGGATGTTGCCATTGGTGTCCGTCTTGACCTCTGTGTTGATGAGACACCACTTGTCAATGGGGTTGTTGTCGTACACCACAAGTCCGGCCTGGAAGTCCGCCCGCAGGTCTTTCATGGGCTGGGACAGCGTGTAAGGCCCCTGCCGGATGGGCACCATGCAGTTGGGGCCAAACTCAGCCTTGAAATCCCGCAGCAGGGTGTCATCCACATGCCAGGGGTCATAGCCGATGTACAGCACATACAGATCCTCCTTGTCCCGCAGCTCCCGGAACCACTCCAGGAACACCCGCTTGTCGCACTTGTTCCCCGGGCAGGTGCGCATGAGCCCTTGCTCCACCCACAGGGTGTACGGCACGTTGTCCCGCTCCTGGCGGGTGCCCTTTTCCGCCTGCTTGTCCAGCACCGCCTGGGGAATCCAGTACATAGAGCGCACATAGATGTGCGGATCATCCGGGCGCATGCAGATGGCCTTGGCGGCATTGAGGTCGGTGGTGTCAGCGGCGTCAAATCCGCCGATACAGTAGTCAAACTTGATGGCCTCATCCGCAGTCCACACAGCCTCATTGTTGAGTTCCTCATAGAGCAGCCAGGCCGCCGTGGAGGTCTGGGGCAGACCAAAGTCCTTGACCATCACTGTGGCCTTAAAGCTGGGATCATCCTTTGCCTTTTGCACCCACTCCCGCAGTGTCTCAATGCGCTTAATAGTGCCCAGGCCTGGATTTGCCTTGATCCAGCATTCCTCCTTGTCCCACTCGTCCGGGCTATCCAGCTGGTACAGGAAGGGGAGAAACCGGGGATTGCTGGCCACACCGTCCAGGATGGCAGTAGCATACTTATACTGATCATCGAAAATCCCGTTGCGCACAAAGCCGTTGGTGGTGATGGTGAAGATCAGGGGCTGATCCCTGGCGCCGGTGCCCTGCTTGATGAGATCGTACAGGTCTCGATTTTTAATGGCGGCCAGCTCATCAATGACAGCCCCGTGGACATCCAATCCATCCAGACTGTTAGTGTTGGAGGATAGGGCCTTAATAAATCCCATATTCTTCGGGTTATAGATATCAGAAACCCGGCGGCGCAGGTGCTTGTTGAGCAGCGGAGAGAGCCTGACCATCTTTTTCACGGCTTCATAGCCCAGCTTTGCCTGATCCTGCTTAGTAGCCACATTGTAGATCTGGGGAGCGCCCTCTCCGTCATTGACCAGGAGGTCTAACTCCACGGCTGCGGACTCAGTGGTCTTTCCGTTTTTTCGCCCCTCCAGGATCAACGCCTCGGTGTAACGGCGCAGGCCATCATCGTCCACAAAGCCGAAAATGGCCTCCAGCCTGGCCTTTTGGAACAGCTCCAGCTTGAGGGGCTGGCCCAGGCGGCCGGATGGGACTTTGCAGAATCTTTCGATGAAATCCACATGGTGCTTGGCTATGTCGTGGTCAAAGTGCCATTGGCCTGGGTTGTAGAGATCCTCCAGCAGACGCTCACACACCTGCTTGATCCGCCGGCAGGCGTTGATCTTGCCGTCCAGGATGCTGGTGCAGTAGCGCTCCAGGTTGGTCACTTAGCGCCACCGCCTCTGCCATTCTTGAGGAACTCGGTGAGCTCATCTTCAGCCTGGGCCTGCTCGCCAAAAATCTCGTTGAGCTGCTTGATGCCGGAGATGTAGTTTTTCAGCAGGGCATTGTACACGTCCACCTCGGGGGACTTGCGAGTGCCCCACTGGTTTTCTCCGTTTTGGTACTCGCTGACCACGCCTTTTTCTCGAATTTCGCCTTGAAGCTGGGTTAATTGCTCCTCGATGAAAACCAGGTTTTGAACCAAATGCAGGCCCTTTGCCTTTTGCTCATCACTTCCCCCATCGTAGATGGGCCAGAAGCGCCCCAGCTGTTTCTTGCTCACTTTTGCTATGACTACACCCCCCTCCCGCATCACGCTCGCTGTAATTTACCTCCACCCCATCGGTCCTCCAGAGGGGGCCTCCGCCCCAGTCGATGGGGGGGGAGGCCCCCGTGGTCAAATGCTCCGCAAGTCCACCGGTTGACCGTCCGGGCCAAAGCGTGCCAGAGGCTTTTTGCCGTTGCCAACGCCGTGGCCCTCGTGGAGGTCATGGCAGGCCTTGCACTCGTAGGACAGATTGGCCGGGTTGAGCGCCACCGCCGGGTCGTTGATGTTTGCCGGGGTCAAATGCACCACATGGTGCACGATGTACCCCGGCTCCTCCCCGCAGCACTGGCACAGTCCACCGTCCTCCTGGACACGCTGGGCAATGTACGCCGCCCGGCAGGCCTGCCAGGCCTTGGACTTGTAGAATTTGCGGGCAAACTCTTGCACCTGGTCACCTCCTGGCCTGGCCCGTTTGTCCCCGGGCTATCACCTCCGGGCAAACAAAAAGCGCCTAAGCCATGACTCACTCCATGCTGGAGTAATCAGGCTCAGGCGCTGGTCTCTTTGGACTCGGGCTCAGGCGCTTCGATGTTGAGTTTTGTGATATGCCCGCAGCGTTTGCACTTGCAAGGCAAATCGTGGACAGTGGTGGTGGGTAGCAGCTTGATGAGCTTTCCTTTTCCGCACACCGGGCAGATTGCCCATCCGTCCTTTGTGACTATTGTAGCAGATTCGGTTTTGGGTTGCAATGCCGTTTCCTCCTTTTTATAGAGCCCCCTACAAATTATTAAGACTGGTTTCGAGCTCAAAAATTATTAAGGCCGCCGCTTGCGTTTTCTGGGCCGTGCGTAGGATTCCTGTGGCTCTGGCTCCTCATCCTCTGGCAGGAGATACCTGGCGCCAACACTGTCCGAAAATCCATAGGGATTCTTTTCGCTGAACGGCACATAGTCCTGGGCTCCAGGCGGTGCTGTCAATGTCACATTGTCCACCGGGATTTCCACATACTCCACCTCGTAGTTGTGGAGGTTGCGGGAGCCCCGCCAGCTGCGCTCTCCTGGCTTTGGGCTACCAAACTCCCGGGCCTCCTTCGTCATGTACTTGGCCAACTCCCGATAATAGTGGATGTTGACCGCCTCTATATTGACGTAGCCTCCACCGTGCCAAAGGCTGCGTATCTCCTCCATGCTCTCCTCCCCATATCCATTGAGGACCACATGGTGGTGGAGCCGCTTGTCCTCCAGCTCTCGATCCGCTCCCAGGTACTCATCTTTCTGCGCCCCGTGGTTGCCCTCGGTACAGTAGATGTACCTCAGCTCCTCCCCCCTCTTTTTCCGAGAGGCTCGAAGCTTGCGGAAAAACTTTTGGATGTCCTTGATAGCAGCGGCCTTATTCTTCGGCAAGTGGGCATCGTCATAGGTGAGGGTCAAAAAGAAATCTGACTTGCCGAAGTTGGCGGCCAACTTAAGCTCCAGTTCCCGCCAGCTGCATTTGTGATTGTAGAAGGTCTGGGCCGGAGAGGTCGGGCGGCTCCTGGCCGCCCGAGGCTTTCGCCCATCCCGCTCCGGCACCTGGCCGATGACCTCAATGTGGAGGAGACCGGCCTTGATGTGCTTAATTGCCTTGGCCATCGTCCACCTCCATGGATTGCGGAACCGTGTCCAATTTGGACACACCCAAGAGGCAAAGAGTTTCCCGGATGATAAAACATCCTTTGGTTGCACATTGCCTTTCCCGCTTACATCCCAAACATGCCAAGGAGCCAGTCTCCACTTTTAGGCGCCTCAAATCCTGTACGACTTGGCCCCAATACCACGCTGTGCCAGGTAGCCATGCACTGTATACACGGTGCTGCTTTTCTGCATCCGAAAGGCTTTCACCATTGGCCAAATCCTGGAGAAGTTCCTCCATCCCCGCTCCCTCCAGCACATCAATGCTGTAAAGGCGTCCGAACAGTATAACTCCCCATTCCCCGTCATCAACTCCATTTTCGTCTACGCCATAGCTAATCCAGACTTTTTCAAAATTCATAGCCTCCATTTGCTCTTTTGTCAGCGGATCTCTACTCACGGATTTCCCCTCCCTCCACAATCACTTAAGACCAGCACCGCATCCACCGTGCAAAGGCCCACCACGGCCGCCGCACCCAGCCAGTCCCCGGCGGCGATCTGGGCCGGGGTGACGCAGATCACGGACAGCACACACAGGGCCAAGAGGGCCCGCCGGCCCCAGCGGGGCCGGCTATACTCGGATGTGTCCAAGTTGGACACATACCGCACCATTTTCATAGCGTCACGCAAATGCTCCATACTCACACCTCTTCCCGCTCCCAGGCTCTCCATCCTGGAATAATTGGGGCTGGCACCCACAAATCCACACAAACATACGCAGTACATATAGCCGCTGCATGCTCCCAGTGGTCGTCCTGCCACCAATAAAGCCCCGCCCAATTGCTCACACGATTAATACAAAAATAATAGCCGTTGGTGGTTGGCTTGCCTGTCTGCCACTGGCCGTCTTGACTTGCCTCTGCCCTTTTCCCGGTCAGCACATAGTCCAGCGATACCCCAGCAGTCGCAAAATCCGCCACCAAGAAGCTATCACACAGCTCCCAGCCGAGATCCAGGTCAAAGCAATTTGGATTTTTAGGCATGTCTCCATCCAGCATGCTGGAAAGTGCCTCGATCTGCTCAGGCTCGGGGACATCAACCCACATCCTTGCGACTTTCTCCCTGTCGATGCCAAGCCGGTCAAACTCCTGCCCCAATCTCTGCCACCGTTTTCGGTTGCACTCGGCTTCCGCAACCATTTTAGCGGCTCGCTTGGCGGCCTCTTCCTCCCCCTTGGCCTTGGCCTCCTCCAGCTCCATCTGCCTGGCCTTGGCCTCCTGGGCCACCTGCTCCTGCACCATAGGGCAGACATGCTCACAGGTTGACCTGGAATTGCAGGATGCACAGCACGTCTTACACTTTCCCCAATAGGGAGAAGCTTGCTTGGCTGTGTGCTCAATCATGCGCTCTCGATTGGTGCAAGCGCTGCCATGCGCACACTCAATGGCTGCTATCTCATCTAGCCGGAGTCGATACCCCTCCACCGTGTTTTTAGTCAGCCCATAACAACGAGGCTCGCTAAAAATCTTATCCAGGCTGATCTGGTAGTCCTGCCCCATCTGAGCAATGGTGTAGGCCACATCCTCGGAGATCTCGCCAGCCTCAAATCTATCCATCCAAGGAGCAATGAGCTTATCCCGGATCACCTTGAGTCTGGCCAGCTTGGAGGCTGACACCTGGCAGGCCTCGGCCACCTGGTCCCGCATCCGGCCTGGGAAGCTGTACCCCTCCTCTTTGAGCTGGTACAGCAGGTCCTCCATGCGCTTGGCCTGGTGCATCACCTCCGCCGAGGTCAGCACTCTGGCGGTGCTGTTGGCCATGATGAGCTGAAGCTCGGCCAAAGCTGGGCTCTGGTATGTTTTGACCAGGCAAGGCACCCGGCGCAGGTCCTCCCGGCCATCCTCCTCCACCAGCTTGCGAATCGCCGCCCGGCGGCGGTGACCAGAGATCACCGTGTAGCGCCCATCCTGTCCAGGCGTCACCACAAGTGGCTGCTGCAACCCGTCCATGGCAATGCTGTCCGCCAATGTGTCCAAGTTGCACACATCGTAGAAGTTTGCCTCGTTGGCATCCAACTGGTCAATGTCGATGTACTGGAGCTGAGGCTCTGTGTTTGTGTCCAACTTGGACACCGTCTCATTCAGTGAGGCGGCAAAGCTCCCAATATTAAATTTTCCCATAGGTCCCCACCTCCCCGAATATCTCCTGAACTAGCAGCCGGTAGTCCCGGGCCGCTGCGCTGGTGATGGAGTAGTCCGCCACAGGCTCCTTGACCATGGTGCTCTCCAGCACCTTGTCAGAACGGCGGATGGTCTGATTGTATACCGGCACCGGCATGGCCCGCAGAACCTTCTCCGCCTGGATCACCGGCACCGAGCGGTGCCACTGGTTGATCAGCACCCCGCCCACCTGGAGCCCCGGGTTGGAGCTGCGGATAGAGGCCACCTGGGCCAGCATCTCCGCCATCCCCTCCAGGGAAAAACCGTCCATCAGCACCGGGATGATCACCTCCTGAGCCGCCATCAATGCGGCGGTGGAAGCGGCGGTAAATCCTGGAGGGCAGTCAAAGAGTACCACGTCAATCTCCTGGTCCTCTGCCATGGCCTGGACAAAATCCCGCATGGCATTGAGTTTGCTCTCCCCAGCCTGGATCGCCGCCAGGTCCAGCTGCCACAACTGAGTGGAGGCGGGCAGAATCGAGATCCACGGGGTCACCTCGGTGATGATGTCCCCCCAGTACGGCTCATGAGTGCCCCGCAGCACGTCCGCCACTGTGGGCCCATCGGTGGGTGCCCCGTAAAAGTTGGTCAAATTGCACTGGGGGTCACAGTCTACCACCACCACCCGGCGGCGGTAGTCATTGGCCAGGATGTGGGCCAGGTTAATGACGGTGGTGGTCTTTCCAACTCCGCCCTTCATGTTCAGCACTGCGATTGTTCTCATAGCGATTCTCCTTACGGTCTGAATTTGTAGGTTTCCCGGATGATATGGCCATTGACCTGGCCCTCCACGGTAAAGTGGCGGTGTCTCAAGTTGATGGCGATGATTTTACCCTTGACGTGTGCCGGATGGCTGTATCTCTTTTGAGCCCCGTCCCGGCTCAGCTCGCTGAACGCAGACGGCACAAAGGTCTTAGCATCTCCGATTTTCATGCGCTCACCTCCTGGGGTTCAAACGGATTTTCCTCCTCCGCGCCTACCAACTCCCGGAAGGTGACTTGATTGGCCTGAGCCGTGGCCCGATTGGCAGCCTTGACCGCCTGGCCTCTGGCCGCTAAATCATTGGCCACACTGTTATCAGGCCCCTCCTCCATCTCCACCATCCGCTGTCGGGCCCCATCAAAGGCCAGCATGGTGGTAAACCGCTCACCCTCCTTGTTCTTGCCCAGCTTGAATTTGCGGGGGGATCGGTAGTCATCCGGGACTGACTCCCACAGAAGGAAGGCTGCATCGGCATCCTGCTCCATCTGCCCGGACTCCTTGAAGGACTGCATGGTAGGCGGGATCAGCACCTGGGTGCCATCCTTCTTGTTTACCTTGTCCGGCCGGGAGAGCTGGGCCAGGGCAACCACCGCCACCCGGTGGCGTGGGGCAAACATTTTCAGTTTTCGGGATGTCGTTGAAACACGCTCATAATTGCTCTTTTCCGGCCCAGGCACCAGCTGGAGATAGTCGATGTAGATGATCTGATAGCCACGGCTAATGGCGTGGGCGGTGATGTCATCCGCCGTCCACCCGGATGCCTCAACGAGCTCAAAGGGCAGGGAGGCAAAGCTGGCCGTGGTCTTGGCCAGGGCCTGATAGTCCGCATCAGACAGAGCCCGATCCTTGATCCTCCACAACGGGACGCCAGATAAGTGACTCATGATTCGGTCTGTGACCTTGATGTCCGTGGTCTCCAGGGAGTAGTAGCCGATCTTGTAGCCCTTCTGAGCCTGGAGCAGTGCAAACTGGAGGGAGAGCAGCGTCTTGCCTGCCGATGGGTAGCCGCCCAGCAGGATCATGTCCCCAAGTTGAGCGCACACCTTGGCGTCTGCCGTCTCAATCCCCCACGGGATGTAATCCGGCTTGGGAGCTTTGAGCCGCTCCCAAAAGGCGGCGGCCAGCTCACTGGCCGTGGAGCCGGTGCGCACTTCCTGGCCCACCGCTGCGGCGCTCAGGGCCTGGGCGGCCTGCCGGGCATCGGCCAGAGTGGTGGTCTCCAACACCCTGGAGGCTCCCTCCCGCAGTCGCCGGTACTGGGCGCACTCTTTGACGATCCGCACATACTCCATCACGTTGGCCGCCGTGGGCGTGGCCTCCATCAGACTGGCCGCCCACTTGGACCAGTCCTGCCCACCGCCCACGGCCTCCTGGACCAGTACCGGGTCCACGGCTTTTCCCTCCAGGGACAGCCGCCGGATTGCCTGGTAGGTGTTCCGGCATGGACCGTCCGCCAGATCGGCGGCGGGCAGCTCCGCCATGACAGCCTTGATGCACCGGGCATCAATCAGCATGGAGCCGATCACCGACTGCTCAGCGCCCAGGCTGTCCACGGTCAGCAGGTTGATATCCTCGGACATATCAGGTCACCTCCCGATCTTCGCCCCATGCTATGCGGGGCTTGTCCGCCGGTGGGGTAGGCAGCTGGCTGGCATCCACGCCCTGGTCCTCCCACCGGCGCTGGTTGAGGTAGGTGGACAGCATGGGGATATACTTTCCGCCGTCCCGCTGCCACTGCTCGGAGCGCTTGTCCCGCTCCAGGCCCGCCAGGATAGCCCGGCAGGTCTCCCGGTCTGGCTTGATGGCATCCCACTTTTTCCGGGCAGCTGCCTTGGCATCCTTGCGGGGGTAGATCTTCCACAGGGCATCAAACCAATCCGGCTTGTATGTACAGCGCTCCCCGCTGGTCCTGGTCTTCGGCTTAGCCTGGGGCTTGGGCTTGTCCTCCGGTTCAGCAGCATCCCCAGACACTTCCCCCTGTGGGGGACTATAGGGGGTATTAGTATCTACATGGGTATTACATGGTAATGGTGTGCCCATTTGGGCATATGAGTCTGCCCGTTCGGGCTCTTGCATTTGCCCATTTGGGCAAATGCTTTTGTCCGTTTGGGATTCTCCGTAGAGCTCCATCAATTCTGCCGATGGGGTATACCACACAGTCCGGTCTCTCCGGTCCTTGTTGTAGTTTCCTGTGAGGATAGCTCCCTGGTCCTTGCAGCTGTTGATGATCCGGCGGAGCTGTTTGCCGGACCACCAGGGGAATAGCTGCTCAAAGGCGGCTAGACTGTTGTGGGTCCACCAGCGTCCATCGTAGTAGTTGCGATTCTCAGCCCGGTTGGTGCGATACCAATACATCACCGCCTCCAGGAATATGGACTCCTCCAGGCCATACCGCTTGGCCACATGGCCGTAGCCTTGTACACGACTTAACGGCTGCATCTCCACACCCCCTTGCGCTTGCGCCATATTTTTGTTATAATACAAATGTTCTCATAGCAATGGCTTTTGCCATGCTGCCCCTGGTGGATGCTCCAACGTCCGCCGGGGGCTTTTTTCGTGCTCTGACGATCCATCACACCATCCCCCGCCGAGCCACCAACGCCTTGGCCAGCACGTCCACCTCGTAGAGCACCCGGCGGCCAACGGCCACGCCCGGGATGTCCATCCGCTCCAGCTGCTTTTTGGCGGTGCGCTCATCCTTGCAGCCCAACTCCTTTGCCACCTGCTGGAGATTGAGCATGGCCACACCGTGGCGCTCAAACATGTCCTTTTTCTTGGCGGCAATATCCTGCCACTTGGTTGCTTGTCCTGCCATCCTAATCCCTCCTATCTCGATGTGAGCACAACAGGGCCATGGCCGCTGAGGTAATCTCGCTGAGTTGCTCCATGATGTGATCAAAGCGTGGTTGCTCCTCCTGGGAGATCACGCCGTCACGGCAAATATTGATAAGCTCCCTGTCCAGCTTGTTATCTGCAAACGCATAGACCGTGTCAATGAGATTGAGCGCAGCCTGGGATAAGCACAGCTCCGGCACGTCCGGGATCACGCCATAGGCCAGGGCCGCAGACTGCCGCAGGTGCTGCACCGCCAGCAGTTGGCTGTCGTAAATGTCCACCATCAGGGTGGCCACCTTGTCTGGCGGGAATCTTACGCCTGCCTCATAGTCAGCCAGCGAGCGAACAGAGATTCCAAGGGCCTCCGCCGCCCGCTCCTGGGTCAGGCCCCTGATATTGCGAGCCCGTTGGTAAATGTTGCAACCTGGTTGCATGGTCAAGCCCCCTCAAATGTGTTATCGTTGTTACAGTCCATCGAGTGGCCCACAAAAAGGGCTCCGATGGGGACACCGAGAACCTCAGCAAGCCGGGGAAGCTGTCTAACCTTTGGAAGCGTTACTTCTGTCTCCCAGTTAGTCACAGCATTTCGGACTACCCCCATACTCGCCGCAAGGTCTGACTGTGTCATCTTGTTCTGTTCACGCAGTTCACGAATGCGCATATACATAGCGTCACCTCCCTTGACTTGAACCCCTGGATGTCACCATCTGTGACATATATATACCACCTTCATTTTGCATTGTCAATACTATTCACATTTTTTCTTTCCCCGTTTCTTGATGTGTCATTATCTATGACATATAATTTTAGCGAGGTGATGCTAATGACCCGCTTGAAAGAACTGCGAAAATTGGCTGGCTACACTCAAGACAAACTGGCCAAGGCTCTTTCGGTGTCAAGGTCTACAGTAGCCATGTGGGAAACATCCTCGCATGCTCCTGATTATCAAACACTCGCAAAGTTGGCCGAAATATTTGGAGTCAGCGCAGATTACATACTTGGGATTGACTCTACTGAAAAAAAGAAGAACATAGTTCCAGTCCTGGGCGACGTTGCCGCCGGCATCCCTATCGAGGCCGTTACTGACATTGTGGATTATGAAGAGATTGATGATGCCATGGCTGCCAGCGGGGAGCACTTTGGGCTCCGTATCAAAGGGAGCAGCATGGAGCCCCGCATGATGGAAGGTGACGTTGTCATAGTCAGGAAGCAAGACACCGCTGAAACTGGGGACACTGTGGTGGTGCTGGTCAACGGAGACAGCGCAACCGTCAAAAAAATAAAATACGGGTCAGACGGGATTTCCCTTATCCCGACTAACCCGGCCTATGATGTTCAATTTTATTCTGCTGCCGATGTGGAGCGCCTGCCCGTCCGTGTGATTGGAAAAGTCGTGGAGCTTCGGGCCAAATATTGACCCTGGCTATAAATACAAAAAGGAGAGAGAAAAATGGAGTACACCTATCAGCAGTCCGGCCAGCCAGCCGGGAACGGGAAGAAACCCGTTACAAAACGATGGTGGTTTTGGGTGATTGTTGTCATCCTGGGCCTGGGTGTCATTGGTTCCATTTTCGGTGGAGAGGAAACCGCCGGAAATGACAGCACACCATCTACATCAGTTACAGAGACTCAGCAGCCTGCGGAGACTACACCCAGCGCAGAGCCGACCCCCACCGCCACGCCCGATCCAACCCCTGAGCCCACCCCTGAAATGACCATGGGACAAAAAAATGCACTCAAAACAGCACTCAACTACCTGGAATTTAGCGCATTTTCGTACTCTGGCCTGATTGACCAGCTGGAGTATGAGGGATACTCCACCGAGGATGCCACATTTGCCGTGGACAACTGTGGAGCCGACTGGAACGAACAGGCCGCAAAGTGCGCACAAAGCTACCTTGACTACACATCGTTCTCCCGAGCTGGGCTGATTGACCAGCTGGAGTATGAAGGCTTTACTGCTGAGCAAGCCGAATATGGCGTGAGCGCCGTGGGCTACTAACTCAAATACCTCCCCCGGAACCCGGGGGAGGTATCAAAAACGCAAATAATAGAACACTTGTTTTATTTTGGAGGTGAGACCGTGGGAAATTACATACGAAAAACAGCTCGTTGGAATGGCAAGAAATACGAGGCCACTGGAAAGACCGAGCTGGAGGCCATGACCAAACTGGCCCAAAAGCTGGCCCAGGCCAAGCGGGGCGAGGAGACACTGGGCGGAGCCATGACGGTGGATGCCTGGTATCGCCAGTGGAAAGCCACCTACAAAGACCCCAAGGGCCTCACCCCAAAGTCCCTGGGGATGTATGATGAGAAATATCGTGGATATGTTAAACCGGCCATTGGCCACCTACGCCTCCAGGATGTCCGGGACGTGCATCTGCAAAAGATTCTCAACGGGGAGGCCGGGCGCAGCTCCTCCCACGTCAAGAAGATCCGGCTGCTGCTCAAGGAGCTGTTCCGGCGGGCCAGGCAGTCCCGGCTCATAGCCTATGATCCAGCGGAGCTCCTGGAGCTTCCCGCCATGACCGAGGGACGGCGGAGATCTATCACGGACCAGGAGCGTGCTGCCATCCTGGAGCTGGCCAAGACCCACCGGGCCGGGCTCTGGGTGCTCACCCTCCTATACACCGGCATGAGGCCCGGAGAGACAGCCGCCCTCACCTGGGCAGATGTTGACTTTGACGCCAACGAGATCCACGTCCACGCCGCCAGGGAATCCGGCAGCGGGAAGATCAAAGGGACAAAGACTGAGGCGGGCCTGCGGGACATACCCATGCGCTCTGAGCTGCGCCAGCGCCTCCTGGCCGCCAGGGGCAAGCCATTCTCCCCTGTCTTTTCTACCCAAGCCGGGAACCCGCAGAACGAGAACAGCCTGCGCCGCCTATGGACCGGCTTCAAACGGGATCTGGACATTGCCATGGGGGCAGAGGTCTACCGCAATCAGATCATCCGCAGCGTGGTGGCCCCTGACCTCACCCCCTACTGCCTCCGGCACACCTTTTGCACAGACCTCCAACGGGCTGGTGTGCCGCTCAACGTGGCCAAGGAGCTGATGGGCCACGCAGACATCCAGACCACCGCCAACATCTACACCCACCGAGACAGCGCCACACTCCACGCTAATATTGCAAAATTAGAGGGTGGTGGGAAACTTGGTGGAAATGTGGAAACCGGGTAGCCCGTACCCATTGCGCAGCAACGGATAGCAGGTGCAACGGGGTACTGCTTCCGGTTCTGAATGTTGGGGGTTCGAGTCCCTTCGGGCGTACCAAGCTAGGATAGATCGCAAGGTCTACCCTAGCTTTTTCTTTTTCCACCTTCTGCGTCTATCGCCAATCAGGCTTCGTCCACAGGACTCGCCTTCTTGGGAAGGGACCCGCAGCGGGAAAACGTGCCACAGGCACCTTTTCCTCGCTTCGGCTTCGGGCGTACCAAAAATCGACAAGTTCCGCAAGGAGCTTGTCGATTTTTACTTATTCACTATTCCCTATTCACTCTTCACTAACTTGATGGGTCGATTTTTGGAAAGGAATAAGTAAGAGTGAATAGGGAAGAAGTATGGTGTGCCGCATAGCGGCACCGATTATATATAAGGAGCACTTGCAGCGGCAAGTGCTCTTTTCATCTTTGGGAGGTGTTATCTATGAATACAGAGTATGAGTACGCCCTGGGTCAAAACATCCGCACGCTGCGTCTCAAGCGCGGACTGTCCCAGGAACAGCTGGCCGCCCAGCTCCAAACCAGGGGCTGCGACATCACCCGCAGTGCCCTGGCCAAGATGGAAGTGGGCCAGCGCCACATCTACCCCGACGAGCTGAAACTTCTCCATGAACTGCTGGAAGTCTCCTATGAAAAGCTGTTTGTATAG